TCTCTCTAGAGTACTATCACCTTGTAATACATGCCAACCATAAAGGAGATCAGTATCCATTTCTTACACCTTATATAAAAAACTTTTTAGCAAAATTACTAATAATGTTTGATACAGCAGTCTCTGCTACATGTCTACTATCAGTAATTTTCTTTCCTTTTTTGCCACCAAATGTTACAATTGGCATATGGCTAGGAATCCATTTAACATATTCAAAACTAGGCCAGTAATATACATTTTTATCATTAATGTTTCTTAATGCTTCGTCTATTGAAACACGTAATATACTTTTGCTTACACAATCACTAACTACACATGGTCTTTCTTGAAATGTAGCATTAAGTGGTACAGGACTTAGTGTAATAATAATAGGTTTATTGCCGCAGTATTTTCTTAACAACTCAACAATTGTTTTTATATTTGCAATATTTTCTTCTACGGTACTAACAACAGATTCGTGTTTGTTGGGATCAAACATATCATTAGGCACACCTCTCCAAAATACGCCTCCGGTTTCTTTGTCTTTCCAAACTTCTGCTAAACCAAAAGTAATAACAAATCCGTTGTAATTGATAAAATGTTTTTTTATTTGTTCTTGCTCTTCAGGAGATTCCCATTTACCTACACCGTCTGCTAATTCATCATACCAATAAGCATCGTGACTACGATTACCTGTTAATGCCCATTCTATAAATTGTCTTACTGCAAAACTATTGTTTAATCCTTCTGGAATAAAAAGTGCTTCTGTGCCTCTTCCGTTCTTTTCCATCCATTCTCTAATGCGTAATGCAAAGCAACTTCCCATAGTCAAAACTTTATCTTGTGGTCTAAAAATAGGTTTTGGAGGTCCGTATGCAGAAAACAATTCATTTAACACTCCGTTAACATTATTTTCAGCCATCATATCTTTTGGCCAATAGTCAACTCTATCACCTTTGTGCCATTTAGTAATGTTACTTGCTTTAATACTTTCTGTTGGATTAAGTACCCCAGAAACACGATATTTTCCCATATATATTTTATACTCCGTAAGTTATTTATAAACTTGCATCTTCCATACCTGCTACTCTTAGTTTTACAATATTAGTTATCTGCCATTGTTTCTGATCTAGTGCTTTTAACACACCTAACCATTTGTTACGCATAAGTGCAAATTCGTTTATAATTTTTTCATAATCACATACATCTTGTTCGCCATCAACATACTTTTCTACATCTCGGCTTGATAATGCTCTTTGATAATTTTCAAGATATTTTTTGAAAAAAGAACTGCGTAGTTTACGCAGTTCAATGTTTAAGAATTCTAATATGGCTTCAATTTCTTGTAACTGATTAAATCTATGCTCGACAATACCTGGCATCATTGATGCTTGTTTTTCAACATTACCGTGTAACTTACATTCTTGTTTTGCTTGAACTAGTTCAGTTTCAAAGTATTGTATAGCAGAAGGAATTTGTGATATATCTCTGCTTACTTGGCTGTACCAACCCATTATTCATCCCAATCGTCGTCATCGTTATCGTCGTCTAACTCTAAGTAATATTGAATTGCAGCATCAAGTGTTTTATCACCGCCTAACATTTCTTGCAACTGAATATCCGAAACTCCGTAATCAATAAGAGTATCTACATATCTTTCTGCTGCTAATTCAATATGCTTTTTATCCAAATATTCTTTAAACAAGTTCCATAGATCAGAAACAAATTCTTCATTCATTCTCAGCTAACTCCTCGTTATGATCAATCACAACTTCTTCGTCGGTTGCGTTAGCGATATTTACCATTTGTGCTTCTTTTGCCGGTAAATCGGCCATAATCATTTCGAGTAGTTCACCTGTCCAGTTTTTACGATATTCTAGTGTTTCATTTCCTTCGCTATCAACATACTTGTAGCGATTACCTTGTTTTTCAAGCAGTCCTTTTGCTTCAAGCAAATCAAACATGCCTGAATATGGATCCATTCCTGTTTCATAAGGAATCTTCACTTGTACTGCTTCAAACGGTTTAGCGTAACGTGTTTTCATAACCTTACACGCTGCTCTAATACCGTGTACTTGTGATGTTTTGTTGCCGTCTGCATCTTCTTTTAGTTTCAGCTTTTTCATTGCTACAACCATTGAACTTGCATACACAAAGCCACTACCACCTGAAATCTTATCATCTGGATCAAACATATCCTGCGATGCATAAGTGTGGTTAGTAACACACATACCAACATTGTAACTACCAAACATATTTACGCAGTTAGTAACCAATGCCTTCAGTGCTTTTGCCTTACGACCCATATCACCCTTCATATCACCTGCTTCAAACTGATTTACTTCAGTTGGTGACATAAGCATACCTAATGAGTCAACAACAAACAATACTTTAGGACGATCTTCTTCGTTCATTGATTTATAATCATCCATAAATGTGCTAATAGTTTTAGCAACATCGTCAATCATTGCCATGTTAAGTTTTAGTAGTTTGCTGTCATCGCAGTCAACACCTAATGCTTCTAGCCATGTTTGATCTAGTGCGTTTTCTGAGTCAATAAGCACCACAAAGATGTCTTGCTCTTGTGCTGACTTTACAATATTACCAGACACAATGTAAGACTTGCCTGCGCCTGATTCGCCTGCAAACACGCTTACTTTACCTAGCGGAATACCTTTGCGGAAATCACCACTTAGCAGATAGTTAAGTGCATAGTTGCCTGTGCTGATCCAATCTTGTGGATCATTAAAGCCTGCACTCATACCTTTAATAGATTTTGTTAATGAGTTTCGAAACTTTGAAGGATCGAATGCTTTAGTAGCCATACATATCTCCTATTCTAAAAAGCAAAGGAAAGGGCCGAAGCCCTTTCTATTATTGTCCTTGACGAGCACGAATCATCGCTAGGATGTCTTGTGCGCCGCCGCCGGCGTTTTCTGCTGGTGCTGCTTCAGCTGCTACTTCCTCATTTGATTTAAAAGGAATATCATCTTCAACTGCTGCTGGTGCAGGTGCAGGTGCTGCTGGTTGTGGAGCAGGTGTCGGAGCAGGTGCTGTGTTTGGATCACCTGTACGTGCTGCCATACCTGCAGGACGGAAGTAATTACTCCAACGCTCTGCATCATATGCTTCACCGTCAACACTTGCTTCAAACATTTCAGTAAGAACTTTAAGTTCTACTTCGCCTGGCTTTTTAGGAAGGAAATCATTTAGATTAAACAACCCGTGTGTGTTCACTGCTGCCATCTCTGCATCACCTAGTGGACGCTCTCTACGTGCCCAATTACTTGCGCCGTAATCTGCATAACCACCTTTTGAACCTTTAGCAAGACGGAAGTCTACACCAGCAGTATAATCTGTTGGCAGTTCTTCCATATCTGGGTCCATTAGTGCTGCTTTGATTAGTTGGAAGATTTGCGGACCAATAATAAATCTACGAATAGGATTTTCTGGTTGTGAATCTTCTTTCAATGGATCATCTACAACAAAACCTTGGAAGATATAACTACGTTTCTTCCAATACTTACGACCCATATCTTCTAAACTTGGATCTTTAAACCAGCCACGTACTTCTTGCAAGATTGGGCAAGATTCGCCATACATTTCCATGCATGGTACTTGTACTTGTACTGGACGTGAGTCAGTTTCGCCTTTTACACCAGCAAATGGAAGTTTAATCATCAAACGCTCTTTCCAAAAGAAAGTGTTTGAATCATCGCCGTCAGGCAAGAAGCGCAGGGTTGCCTGATCGCCTTCTTTCATATTCCAAAATGGGTAAATTGCGTTATCGCCGCCTGTGTTGCCACCGCTTGAACGATTTTCTTGTTCTTTGAGCTTTGCTCTAATTTCTGCTAATGATGCCATAGTTATGCCTCCTTATATTGCCTATGTTCTATGTGCCTTTAGTGTGCAGCACAATTACTATACTACACAATGTTATTTATCTTGTCAACTATTTTTTTGACAATATTTTCAAATGGTTAGCCGATTATCTTAAACCGGCTAACTCTTGAATTCTGTTTAAATTTTGTGACTCGCCTAAACCTGCATCTTGCATTGCTTGTGTAGACATCGGTCCTAATTGGTTTGTCGTTTGAATTTTTCCATTTCTTTGTAAAACTGCATATTTGCCTGGAGATCTTAATTTTCCTGCATTTACAAAAATAACACTTCCGCTTTGAGTATCCAATATAGCATCACCATATTGTGGATGTTTTATTTTTTTGGAAGCCATTGCCTAAATCTTGTCCGCCTTGCGCACTACCTGCTGCTGGCTGTGCTTGTCCGCCTTGTGCGCTGCCCAATGCCTGCTGTGCTTTTTGTAAAACTTCTTCTTGATTACCTTGTTGAAATTGGTTAACTTTAGTACGGTTGCTCGGAACATTAGGATCAAATCCCATAATTTGATCTGCATCTAACCCAGAGTCTTTAAGAAGTCCATGTATACTAACTGCTACGTTGCCACCTCTTTGTTGAATACGTCTGAATTGAGATTCAAAGTCTCCGGCACCTGCTTCGTCTAAATTAACTTGTCCTAGTTTTTTCTGTTGATATTTTTCGTATACTTGACCTAGACGTTCTATGAACTGACTTGCTGGTTTGACGTATTGATCGCCATAGTCTTTTTCTACACTGGTCAATACTGCTGTTTCGCCTTTTGGAAACTGGCCTGTTTGTCTATCAAAGTAACTTAGTATAAACTCGCCTAATGGTGTTTTGTCTTTTTCAATTACAATATCATCTTCGTCTGAATCTGGATGATCTATTTTGTCGCCTTTTTTAGCGCCATTCATTTTTGCTTGTCTTACAGCATGTGCGTATGCGTTGCCTTCATCTGTATCGCCTTCTACTTGCGCACTAAAATTATCTGCAAATTGTCCTAACAATTTATCAAATGC